TCTTACTTAACTGCAACTGTAGAGTTTAAATGTTTAGTGGAAGAGGCATATGCGTAAACGATTAAGGTATTAATGATGGCAAAATATAGATCAAATAAATTTATGAGTCAGTTCGACAGTTACAAAGGTTTAAATAAAGAGGACTGGGCGGCTTTCAACCGAGGGGAAACAGTCGATCTTGATGAAGTGCCAGAAGCGGCAAAAGATTTTTTAGAAGAAGTAAAATCCAGTAAGAAGGAGTCCAAATAATGGCTTTAGACGGAGCAGCCTATTCACCAAAAGAGTTTCAGCTTGCAATAAAAGCTGAATCAACCATAGGTACAGCAAATGTAAGCACAATGCAGCTTGTCAATGTAGACAGTGTTGAGATGCCTAGTTTTAATTTAACCCAAGTTTATGAAGTTAGAAGTGGATCAAGTGGTCGAGTATTCGATGTAGCTGATGCGCTTACTGATGAAAAAGGTGTAACCAAAGAGATAACATTCTCTGGAGTATTTGATACTACAGTTGCCCCTTTCTTAGTTCAAAATTGCATTGGACTTGCGGAAGCAAGTGATGTAGTAACTATTCCTGCTGCTTATACACCACCAGAACTTGAAACTGGAGATGCCTCTTCCATTACGATTGCAGATACAATTACCATAGCGGTTATCGCTCCTGCAACCTCTGGTGGAAATAGATCAATTATCTTCCCAGGTTGTACGATCACATCTTTATCTATATCTGGAGACATGGCCAATGAGTCAGGTAGATTGAAATTTACAGCCACAGCAAGAACTGGATATATAAGTAGCTTCACACAAGCTGCGCCATCATCTACCGCTGCATACGGAGCAACCTATTATTCACTCGCTGCTTTAGCAGGAACAGCAAAGAAAACGATTGCTGGTGCTGAAGATTGTGTAATTCAAAGTTTTTCGCTTAATTTAGAGAATCCTTCTGAGTATGTAGGCCAGAACGATGCTAATGGAAATCCAGAAGCGATTGTAAGAGCTGTACCAGAAATATCTGCCACATTAGATGCTACTGTAAAATATGATAATCAGACAGCCGAATTTCCCACCACAATGAAAGGTGGCAGCGATGTTATATGCAATTTAGCCAACCACGCAACGATAGCCAGTGCCACTAGCTTTGCTTTTATTGGCAGCTACGGTAGAATCACAAGCGTAGCGTATAACGAAGCCAATGCAATGATGTATGACGTATCGGTCAAGTTTGGTGCATCTGGATCAAGTGCGATGTTGGCTGTTAGAACTTAAAGAATTATGATAAAAACCCCACATGGCGAGTTTGACATTCGCCCAATCACCTTTGGTGAACGCAGAGAATTACACCGATTGGAAATGAAAGTCTTTTGGAATGAAGAAATAGAGAGAGATGCCTACTTCGATCTTCTAAACTGGTGTATGGACAAAGCCTTCCAAAATCCCGAAGAAATCCTCAAAGCCCTGGATGATGCACAGATAGACGAAGTGCTTAATGAGGTCTATTTAGAATATAAGGGTCTTACAAAAAAAAAGAAACTCAAGTCAGGATAGCTACCTGGTGTAACTTCTTCGGATGGGGAAATAGTCTTTTCCCTGTTAAATTCAAATCTTACGAAGCCCAAAGTCCAACCTTATCTAAAGTGATCACATTCACCGAAGATGAGATCTGGGCTGAATGTGATCGCATCATAGCGGAAGATAAGCACAATAAATTCACATTAGGGCAAAACCTATACTATAACCTCAATTTCTTCTGTAACCCTAAGTTCTTTATTGATAGGGATATAGAGGGATATATCGAAGATTATTTTGTATCCACCAAATTCAACCTACCCCTTTCACAAACCCTTCACGAAGCTGATGCCAAAACTATTGACATCTTTCGCCTTATTAGTGAAGAGATAAGTGCTTGTGAGAAACGGTCAAAGGAAATGAATAATGGCAAATAAATTTGTAATTGAAGTCAGAGCCAAAGGGTTTACGAACCTGGAGACTCAGTTAAATCGTTCTAATGGTGCGATGAAAAAATTTGACAATACTGGTGGTAGGATCAGGGGTACTACTTCTGGACTACGAAGAGAGATTGGTGCTTTAAGAAATAATCTTTTACTATATACATTTGCTGTCGGTGCTGCTGCTCGAACAATGTCAAGCTTTTTAACTGCTGCATCTAATATGCAGGAAAGTGTCAGTAAGTTTAAAGTTGTATTCGGAGATGCTTCTGATGAGGCTTTAGAGTTTGCCAGTATATTAGCTAATAGCTTTCAAAGATCTGAAGCATCTATTATAGCATTAATGGCATCCTTACAGGATACTTTTGTACCATTAGGATTCTCAAGGAATGAAGCTCGTAAACTTTCAGAAGCTTTAACTCAACTTTCTTTTGATATAGGTTCATTTAACAATGTAGCCAGTCCAGAAGTCGCTCATGCTTTAACTTCAGCTATTGTAGGAAACCATGAAGCTGTAAGGCGATTTGGTATTGTGCTTACTGAAGCTCAGTTAAAGCAGGAAGCTTATAATACAGGAATCTTTAGGGGTACTGGCGAAATGAACGCACAGCAGAAGGTACTTGCTAGAGTTTCCCTTATATTAAATAGCACCAAAGATGCTCAAGGTGATCTTATAAGAACTCAGCATGAGTTTGCGAATCAAACCAGAAAAGTTCAAGAGCAACTAAAAGACCTACAAATAGAAATTGGTCAATTATTAATGCCAATGGCTCAAATGGGCTTAGAGTTTCTAAAGATTGAGCGTATTAAAGGATATGGTTTAGCCGTTATAGGTGTGGCTAGTGCTTATGGCATCTATCGTACTCAGGCATTGTTAGCAGCAGGAGCTACAATGACACTTAGAAAAGCATTAATAAAAAGTGGCTGGGGAGTTGCTTTTATAATGATAGGTGAAGTAGCATCACGAACCATATTTGCTAAAGATGCTACTGAAGATTATACTAAATCTATAAAAGATTTAGATAGGGTTATGGAAGATTTCGTTAGTGATGATGAAAATAATGGTATGACATATTTTCAAATAATGGCACATCGTCTTGGTAAGCAAGGGATGAGGACTCTATTAGAAGATATACCGCCAGCAGTAGATAAGGTTAAAGAAAAGTTCGATGAATTAACATCCAGAGATAAGGATATGGAAGAGCTTAATGAAACCTTTAAAGATACTGGCGATTTTATGGATGAGTTTTTCAATAAAGCTTTAGCGGAACAATCTGAGAAAGCGCAAGAGTCAGCAGAGGCTTTCCATCAGCTTGGTATAGAAATAAAAAGCGGAGATATAGCCAGAGCTGAAGCAGATATTATGAGAACTGCTATTGGATTGAAGGGTATAAGCGACACAGCAGCCAGAGCAGCCCTACATGGGAAGAACATGGGAGATGCTTTTGTGCTTGCATTGAGGTCTATTGCTATGGAATTAGCAGCCCAAGCGGCTTCGTTTGCGATATTAAATCTGCTTACTGGTGGTGGCCTTAGTGCTTCAAAATCTGGGTTTAGTTTGTTGGGGTCGATTATAGGTCACACTGGTGGATCAGTTACCCAAAATGGTATCCAGGCTTTTACGAGGGGCGGCACGGTGCGTGGTGGAGATAATGTCCCAATATTAGCCCAGGCCGGAGAGTTCATTATGAAAAGAGACTCAGTGCAGTCTATTGGCCTTGACAGCCTTAGACAAATGAATGAGACAGGACAACCATCACAGAGTGTGAATATCAATATACACGGTGGGATTGTACAGGAAGATTTTGTAAGGAATGAGCTAATACCCGCATTGAATCGAGAAGGCGTAGGGCTTGCTAGATCTTAATACAAATTTAACCAACCAGTTAAACAGTAGATCTACACGATCCATTTTCCTTATTCGCCTATACTATGGCGATGAGTCTAATTATACTGGTGTATCTACTTCTGATTTTACAGATGGAAGTGATTTCTATAGGGGCGTGGTATCTTCTATGGGTGATATTTCGTATGATCTCCAGCTTTTTACTTTTAGAACTACACAGAATAGCATTACGCTTAATATTATAAACGATAAAGCTTTTGACAGTAATAAAAGATTTTCAGACCTGGTAGGAACCAATGCTTATGATAATCGGAAGTTTGAAATCTATGTAATAACGAATGAGCTGTCAGGGTTACTGACCAAAGAGATAGTATGCTACGGTTCGATTGCAGCAGACTTCCAATATGATAGTAAGAAAATCAGTGTTCAGCTTAATGACTTTAGAACATCCATTAACACTGCTCTACCACAAACGCTAATTAAAGAGGATGATACTGCTAACGATTTTCATTACGCTCCAGAAAAGAATTTTAATAAACCGATCCCAATTTTATATGGGGACCACACACATACAGATTCTTATGACTCCGGGGTCATTATTGAAAATACTGAAAGGTGGGCCACACGATCTAAAGTGCCAGCAATTGTTATAAACGAGTTTAATACCGATGGTAACAAAGCTACGGCTGCTTGTGATACAGAAGTAATGTTTAACATGAACGCTAGCACCACATACCTTTATAATGGTGGAATATATAGCGCTTTACCAAGTGGTAAT